GGTAGCTTCGTTCAACAATTGTTGTGCTTGGTTTTCAAGCAAGATGGACATGTGTGCCTTATCGACACCTTCTAGTCCTTCAAGAAGACCAGTCTTGTCCCATTTGCTTTGCAATCCACGGGTTTCAGTCATCAACTTAGCCTGTGGATTCATATTGTTTGTCAATAATGATTTAATATCACTCATAATTTGAATTTATTTTATAGTTAGTTTTTACTCACCTTAATTTAACTTTTTACTTCTTAATTCCGGCGAGCTTTTGGAATCTTGAAGCCATCACGTTGCTGTTTTCTACAATTAGATCCTTTTTAGGAGCTGTTGATGCAACTGGTTTACTTGCCAAACCTTCGGTGATTGTTTTTGCAGTTGTATTAGTTTTCTTGACAACTGATCCACCTAAACTATATGATTCGGACAAAATAGTATAACTCAACTTGACTTCACGGATGGACTTAGCCAAGTCGAATGTTTCCACAACCTTAAGTTTTTGCTTTTGGTCGAGGTTAAATTGATTAAATAGTTTATTTGTATATAGCAACTTTGCATTCAACAAATTAACTTCGTTAAGTTGATCACGGAGATATTGAACAGTAGACATAGCTTCGTTCAATTCAGCTTGAAGAGATTCGTCAACCTTTTCATCTTCAATCTTTTCATCTACCTTTTCTTCTTTTTCGTCGTCTTCTTCCTTTTCTTCATTGACGATAGATTCTTCCATTTCTTCTTCTTCGGTTTCTTCTTCGTTCAATGAATCAAGAAGTTCTTGTAGATCAACTACTTCTTCTCCTTCAGCTTCTTCGGCTACTGGAGCAGGTGCTGGTGCAACTGGAGCTGCCATTGGATCAACTGGAACAGGTGCTGGTGCAACTGGAGCTGCCATTGGATCAACTGGTGCAACTGGAGCTGGTGCTGCTGCGGCTGGATCAACTGGAGCAGGTGCTGGTGCAACTGGAACATTTGGGTCAACTTGACCTGCTTCATCCAATTCACCTTCTAGTTCAGCGAGAATTTCATTTAATTCTTCATCTGTAATTTCCATTCCTTCATCCATTGCATCATCTGATGCGGACATTTCCATTGGCATTGTTTCAGACACTTCATCTGAACCATATTCACCTTCAGAAATTTCGTTTTTTAATTTTTCGGCTAACATAGCTTCTAGTTTTGGTTGGAATGCTTCTTCCAACGCAGCTTTTGCATTTGCAAGTGCTGTAGCACGTACAGCTTTAGCGTCAGCAATAGCTTCTTTTAATAGATTTGACATATTTATTTTCCTTATTTGTGTGAAGTTATTGAGGATTTGAACTTCAATGAAGATTAATTAATTATATGTTGCGACAAAGGAAATGTCGTATTACTGTTGAATAAATATAAATAAAAAATTGAAAGTAATAAAAAATCTTGATATTTATTGTATTATGCCATATAAAATCAAAGGTAAATGTATTTACAACAAAGAAACTGGTAAAAAACTTGGATGTACTGACGGTGATGTTCAAAGATATTTACGTGCATTATATGCAAATGTACCAGATGCAAAAAAGAACGAAATACGAACAAAATTGAAAGAAATATTTCGTAGATCATTCGCAAATGTAATCAATGAAACCGCAGAACTAAACAAAAAGAATGTTAAGTTTAGAGATGAATTGAATAAAAATCAGGGACTTGATTTTAAACCATATGAAGTTGCAAAAATTGCAGAAGTAACAGGTCCAGTTAACAATAAAAATGCAGGATCTGGTATGGAATTGAGTTTTGATAAAGAATTCAATGAAAATACAATTAAGTTTGTAATTAAGAAATTAACAAACGAAGAAGATGATACAAAAAATTCTTTCAAATATGGTGTATGGTATACTGAATATCAAAATGAAGAAGACTTTGATAAACCTTCAGCAGAAATTCGTTATAAGTTATCCGATCCAATTACTAATGATACTGGTGAAGGAGAAATAAAAAATAAATTATACAGTTTCATAAAAGACGCAATTAAAATTAATAATTAATTATGACACACTTAAAATCATTCTTAACAAAAGAAAGTGGAGAAAAAGAATATAAGTTGGATGATATAGATCATCCAAATGGATGGGATTGGAAAGAATTAGATATGTTATATGGAATGGGATTTGAACCAGAAGGTGATGCACGACTTGTATTAAAAGTAAAAAATCAAAAAGACATGGATGATTATACTTATAAAATATATAAAACAGATGACGATTATATTTTATTAATAAATGATACCAAACATTTATTTAAATCGTTCAGTGATATGTTAAATAAAATAGATGAACTTGGTTCAGTAGAAATTTAAAAAAATAAACCCCACTGTAAAAAGTGGGGTTTTTCGTTTCTATTTATAATGTTTTAATGACTTTTAATTTCAAAATATTTTTCTAAAATATTGCCCATATCTTCATATAAACTGACCATTTCATTGTTTTGTTGTTGACATTTAGCAGCATTTTTCTTAAATGCTTCAGACATCTTCTTCAATTCTTTGAAATGACGAATAGCAGTATTTTCTTGCATCCAATCACCACATTCATTCAATGCATATGTTTCGGCATATTGTGATATTTTATCAATATTTTCCGCAACTTTCATCAATTGATGATATTCATAAAGAACTTTTCCATATTCATTATAATTATGTACCAATTCATAAAGAGCTTTCTTTTCTTCCTTGGTAAGTGTCTTTACTGCTGCAGGTGATTCTCCAACAGCTTGTGGAACTGGTTGTGGAGATTGGGGTTGATTTTTAATTCCCAATGTTTCTGCTATTTCAGTTAATTTAATCATATGATATAAATATTATACTAATTTATAAATGTTCTTGTTTATCACCAATTATTTTATTCTAATTCTCCTGGTTCATAATCATATGGTTTTTGAATAGTTGGAGTTAATGTTTTAAGTTTTTCGTCTGGCTTTTTTGTGTTTTTAAACATATCTCCAGGACCTTTTTTTACTGAACTTGATTTTTGGTTAACAGGAAGATCACCTAAAATATCTTTTCCTTGGAAAGCAGAATCAATTTTCTTATTGAGTTTAACTCCCTTAACATTTTTATTAACTACTATATTTGCTAATTGAAGAAGATTCTTATACAAATTCTTTAATTGAACTTTATCACTACTGTTAACATCAATTGATTTTACTAATAAACCAATGTCAACTAATTTTGATAAAAAGAATTTTACTCTAGTTAATTCTTCCACACTTAAACTAGAACTGTTATCTATTTTTTCTTCTGATATAGCAGAAGCTGACCCGCCTGGTGATTGTGGTTTTCTCACACCAAACATTTGTCTTAATTCAAATGTTGCACCAATAATAGAAGGCATTACAGCAGAGATTTGTTTTGCTAAATCACTATATTCTTTAATATCTTCATTTACTTGTTGTAGTAAAGTGGATGGATCACCAATTTGTTTTCTAAAATTAGCAGAATTAGTGTTCAATACATTGTTAATTGATTTTAAGAATACTCTTAATTTCAACATAGGAGATCGGTCATTAAGTTGACCAGATGGTTTTGCATCAACAATATTTTGAATTCTTACCGCTAAATCACCAGCAAACAATTGATTTTGTTTGATTCCATTAATGTGTTTTACCAAAGAAGGTTTAACTTGACCTTGTGGTTGTTGGACAGGCTGACCTGGAGTTGGTTGTTGAGGAGCTGCAGTTGGAGTAACATTTTGATTTAAATAATCAAGAACATTTTTGAATCTATCTCCTTGACTTTGCATAAATGCAACAACCCCATCTTTTGGTTTATTAAACATTTTGCCTAGATCTGTCAAAAATTCATCATATGCTTGTTGTTGTTGTGCATTTAATGATTCATCAATTGTTTCTTCATAACCTTCGTTCCATTTTTCTTCAATGTTTTCATTTAATGATTTTTTTAAAGTATAAGTATTATTATATGATTTGACGAACATACTTTCTTTATTTTCTCTAAATAAAGCTTTTGGTCTACCCAAAGTATCCTTTGGACCAGTATATCCTCTTGACTTATAATATTGTGCTTGTTGATCTGCATCATATGCAACTCTAGCTGCTCTAGTACCTGGTTCTACATATTTTGGTGATGCTGAACTTGGAGTAGGAGTAGGAGTTGTAGATTGTGATGGAGTTGGAGTTTGTGATGGAGTTGGAGTTTGTGATGGAGTTGGGTCTGCACGAATTGGTTCTGGACCAATAGGTTCCATATCATCTGGAGTTCTTGATGGGGTTGGTGGGGTTGGTGGGGTTGGAACGGATTTTTGTTTTGTAACTTGAAATGCGTTTGGACTAACTTCACCTGCTTGATCAATATATGATGATATAGCATTTACTGTTGCTGCGCCTGCACCAGCAAGAGCAGCACCAGCTACACCTTGAGTTAAACCAGACATTACTGCATCGCCTGTACCACGACCTTGAATCTTTGCTAGAACAGCATTACCAATACCGTTTACTGCGGCACCAGCAGCTTTTATTGCAAGAGGATTTCCTAAAGTATAAGAAGCAGCAACCATACCTGCACCAAATGATGCAGCAGCTAATAAAAATTTAATTTTACCAGGATTTTCTCTTATACCTTGAATTATCTTGTCTTTAAGAGACTTTGGAACTCCTGGAGTTCTTATTACAATGTCTTCTGCTGTTTTTTGATCAGGAGGCGGAGTTTTATCTTGATTTGCTTTTCTATCAAGATATTCTATCTCATCTTTAAGTTTATCTTTCAATCCTTCTACACCAGGACCTACACCTGGCGATCCTTGACCAGAAAATTGTTTAGCTTTTTCAAACTTTTGTTTAAAACCTTTTAATAAAGAATCAACGCCAGCATCTTTGCTATCGGCAGTTTGTGTACCAAAACCAGATAGATTCTTTATTCCTTGACCTGTACGAACTACGCCAGCTTTAACACGATCAAAAAATCCTTCATCAACACTTTCAAGTAATACTTTATCTTGTTGAATATAGATGCTAGTATTTACACCCATATCATAACATTCTTTCATGAATGTTTTGATGCCGGAATCTAGACTGTGATATTCTTTTGATTCAAATAAAATATCATATTGTAAGTCTGATTTGAGTTTAATATTTTCAATTAGAATATCATTCATATTATTTAATTTCTCCTAAAATGTCTCTTATTAAATTTTCTACATTTTCCCATTTGTTTGTTAATGGGTTTTTTACAACTCCTTCTTGTAAAGATTGTTCTCCAGATGGAAACATAAACGCACCTTTGGTTGATGGATTGCTAACAAAGTCAAATGCAATCAATTCAAAATCATCTTGAACTTCATCGGTACCTTCATGTACATTCTTTTTAACACTTCCCATTCCTCTGGAACTAATACCCAACTTAATACCACAGTTGAGTAATTCTTTTAAAATATTGCCACTTGGTGTAGTTAAAATTTCTACTTCGCCCATTAAATCATTACCATTCCAATACATTCTTTTTACATTGTGACTTACATTCTTTAAGTTCACAACGCTACTGTCTGGGTGATCTAATTCGCCTAGTGCTCTTCTTTCTCTGATGAAATTTTCATCATATTTTTGAGCTTCTCTTTGTAAAATTTCTTTGCCGTATACTCTACCGTTTTGATTTTTTGCTTCGGCTCTTTGTAGAACACCTTGTACAACCAATGGTCCACCTTTAGACATTGCTTCTTTAAGTACAGATTTATCTACATCAAATGTTATACAATCTACTAATAGTTTTTTATTCATATATATTATACTCCTTTTGTTGCAGTGTTTGTTGGTACAACAGGAGCAACTGGTGTTGCTGGAGCTTGTTGTTGTTTCTTCTTTGCAGAAGGTGTAACAACTGCATTACCTAAAATTTTGATTTGGTATGGTGCTTTAACAAAGTATTCACTTTCTTTTTGTTTACCTTGTTCTCTACCTTTGACTACTATTACATATTTTTCATAGTAAAAATCAATACTTACACCAGAAACATTCACTATATAATCTTTTTCTGGTTGACCATATCCTTTTGATGCTCTTAATTGGACTTGTTTGTTTCCAATTTTGCTCATTATTTTGTTTTGAAAAGTTCCTTTGTTTTGTAAAGTAGATTGTGATACTCTAGTTTCAAAATCACTTAAATCAGATTTAGCATCATATAAATTTGGATCTTCTTGTCCTTGTTGTGTTTGTTGTGCGTTTGGATCTTGTTGTGGAACAGCTCCTGGTTCGGCAGCTTCATTTACTGGTTTTGCAAGAGTATATCCAAGAGCAGTAGCTACATCTGGTCTACCCTTTTTATTTTTAGAAACCCAAGTAGGAACTCTTGGTACACCGGCAGAACCTTCTCCACTACCTGCAGCAGCAGAAGTAGTAATTTCGTCCATTACTTGTTTAATTAATTCTTTGATTTTTTGTTTCAAAGATTCATCTGACTTAATAATTTCTTTGGCTTCGTTCATATTAAATTTGATTTTTGATTTCCTTTATCAATTCATATGATAACAATAGAACCATTACTTGATTGTCTTTAACGAGATTAAATTTTTTAACATTATCAAGTTGTTTTACAGTTTCATTAATTTTGATCTTAATGACATCATCAGAAATTTTATTGGTTAATTCAGCCAATTGTTTCTTAACATTAGTTACTTCACTGTCAATTAATGTTTTCAATGAATTTGTATTGCTTATACTATTAATATATTCTTTTAATAAATTCTTTTGGTTTGAATCCAAATCTTTATACTTTTCATTTAGAGATTCGACCAATATTTTATAACTCAAAAGACGAACTTCTTCGTTTTGTTGTTTATAAACATTAATCATTTCATCTTCGGTTTCTTTATTAACTTTTTTAATGCCACATAAATTTTCAACAATACAAGTTCTGGATGTAACAATTTCTTTTACATCAAACTTAGAATTTTTATCACCGTGATTTTCAAAAATTTTATATATTGAAGCTAAGACTTTATAATTCTTAATACTAGACTTAAATAAATCATTAATTGGATAAACATCTTTGATTTCTTTGATTAAATTATATTTTTCAGATGTTAATGACTTTTGATTTAGTTTGTCTCTTTGTTTTAAAACAATTTCAATATACTTTTCAGCTTGTGTTTCGTCTTTTGCAACTTCATTAACTAAAAAGTTATACAATTGTAACTCTTTGCCTAATTCTTTACTTTCAGAAAAGTATTTAAATAGAATATTCTTGGCAAAAGATTCGTCTTTTCCAGACAAAATATCTGATGTCACTTGTCGAGTGAGCAATTCAAACAATATTCCTGTGTTTCTAAACTTTGAATGCTTAGCTTTGTGCATATAATTTAATCTTCGTTATTTTATAAATATAGTAAATTTATAGTAAAAATCATTTTTAATATACTATTTACATGGATTATTCAATAATATTTTTTTCGTCTAACATCGATAGACTTTTTGTTTCATTTAAAAGTTCTGTTTTGATTTGAGAAGTAGTTTTTAAAAAGTCATTTAAACCCTCTAAACTCAATGGAGATTTGGTTTTGGAACCTTGTCTTAATGGATCAGTTTGAGATTGCGATACATTTTCTTTGCTTCCTAATGGATCATATCCAAACGCAATATCTTTTCTCTTTTTGTGAGATCCTTTTTGTGATGGTCTTTTATATGACCTAAGAGATTTTTCTGTTAATGCAGGAGCTTCACCACCACCAGTTTCACCTCCTGTTGTTTCACCTCCTGTTTCCGTTCCGGCCTCTGCACCACCTGTTTCAGTTCCACCAGCTTCACCTCCACCAGCTTCTGCACCAGTTTCACCTCCACCAGTGCCGCCTTCACCACCTTCTTCTGGTTTAATTTTATTGAATGGTTTAGCAGGATCAATACCTTCATCTTCAATTTGTTTGAATCTGTAAGATTGTTTAGCATCTTCAACCAAATCATTCTTTTGAATATCTACATCTTCTTCAGAAATCTTAAATACATTTTCATATATCCATTTCTTACTAAATAACTTAGTTTCCATCATGTCTTTGGAAAGATTTACTTTGTCTTGCCAAATAGCAATCTTTTCTTTTTCAAAAATTACTGACGGATTAGTTAATTCTAATGTAAAATCAACCAATGATGCATCTTTATACCCTTGAGCATACAAATGTACCATTGCAATTTTGTTTAATTCACTGATCAAAATTCTTTGTACTCTGTTTACTGTCTTTGCAAATCTTACATCTTCACTTGCAAGTGTTGCCTTACCACTCAAATCTTCTTCATAACCCAAAAATGCCTTTGGTATCTTTAATGCAGCCAACATTTTGTTACGAAGATATTCAATGTCATCAATACCATTGAATTCCATACCACTCAATGGTTCAATACTAGTACCACTATCACTACCACGAACTGGTAGATAAAAGTCTTCTACCATGTTTTGTAGATTAAAACGAAGATTATAATCACCTGTTCTTTCATCAATGTATGGAACCTTTTTCATCTTGTCCATCAACTTTTGCATATATTGATCCACTTCAGATGGTGGAATATTACCTACATCAACCTTAAATATTCTCTTTTCTGGAGCACGCATTACACGGTGAATTAACATTGCATCTTCCATCAAAGATAATTGTTTCCAAACTCTTCTACCACCTTCAATAATACTTTTACCATATGGAATAAAATTACTATCACTCAACATTCTAAAATGAGCAACTTGATAGTTTTCTAATTCTTCTAATCTACCACCTTCTGGTAAATTAATTTGAAATTTTACATAGTTCTTATTTGTTAAATCACTATTTTCTACACGGGTAACATTGTATGCACTAATAGGTTCTACCATGTAGACACCATATTCTGGACTAATATACATTTTCAAATAGAAATCACCATACTTTACAAGATTTCTAGTCCAACTCCACATGTTAAATTCAATATTAAGAATATCATAGAACAAATTATAAAGAATTTGTTTGATGTTATCATTACTTGAATGAATTATTAATATTTCCCCCAATTCATTCTTAGTTACACATTCATCTGCGTAAATGTCCAATGCAGATGCAATGATTGGGTCCATATCCATTGTATCATAATCACGGAATAGTTCAATACGAGCAGCTTGATAACTTAAAGTGAAATCTCTGCTGTATTGATTATATGAAGATGTTCTAATTCTATTAAAACGATCTCTAAGCGTATTACGGTCAGTAGCATACATTACTTCATCTGTATCTACTACCTTTAATTTCTTACCACCTACATTACGAATTACCGCATCAGTGGAAAAAAGTCTCTTTAATTTAGAATATAAAGATCTTTGTTTTAATATTTGAAATTCTTCGTTTGCCATAGTTTTATATATATAAATATGTTACAATAACCAAGTTAGGTTTTCTTTTTTATCTGTTATTTTTCCTGTTGTCATTTGCCATGCTTCTTGGCTACTAATAGTTTGTGCTTTATAAATGTTTTGAGTTCCGCCTATTCTTGTAATTCCACCTAACATTGATCTATTTAGATCCATACTTTGTTGTCTTAACTTCAATGCTGTATCTCTTACCCACAATCCAATACTCATTGCCATTACTAAGTCGTCATTATAACCTTTCATTGCAGCTACTTTATTACCGTCCCAAATAAACACCGATAATTCATCCAAAAATCTAATAGATCTTACTTCTACCGATCTTTCTCTAAAATATGTTTCCAATTTTGAAATCAACAATGGTCTGGTTTTCTGACTATTAGTAAAACCAGGAATCATTTTCTTTTCATCTCTATTGATCTTATTAGTCAATTGTCTTTCTACATCTACATATTGTAGGTCTGCACTACTATAGAAGGTATTTGGATATTGTCTATCTATTATTTGTTGTAAAACAGCCCAACCAACATTCGCATTTTCTACAATCAATAAAGCATTGTTATAATCAGTCGCAACACTAACCAACATATTGCCATAATCTTTAGTACCAATCTGTCCTTTATATTCTGCTACTTGAGTCAATGATTCTACATCAATAACTTGAAATGCACTATAATCTGCACCATCACCTCTTGCAACGTCAGCACTAACTATATAGTTTCTACTATAATCTGGATATTCCCAAATCCAATAACCATGATCCAATCCTCTCATTTCAATTGGATCTTTTACCTTGCTTTGTTTATAAAAATCAATTGTGGCAACATCAACAATACCATTACCAGTAGTTGCAAAGTCACAATCACATTCTTGTGCTGCACCTTTTACACCTGATAGTTCGGTTTGTTTATCTCTCCAAGCTTGATCTCTTTCTGGATGTAAATGCCATGGAAGTCTAATTGTATTAAATTTATTTTCTTTGGCTTCTGCCTTTACCCAAGTTTGATGAAAGAAATTACCAACACCATTTGGTGTACTTAACATGATTGCTCTACCACCAGTACTTAATGTATATTGAGCGGACAACCAAATTTCTTCAATGTTATCAATGAATGCAGCTTCGTCAATAATCAACAATGACAATGCAGAAGAACGACCTGATGTACCGGCAGATGAAACGGCTTTAATTTGTGAACCATTTGTCAATCTTAAACTTAATCTGTTGTCTTCTTGTTCTTTTACTTTTAACCAAGAAGGAAGATTGTCATTCGCAAATCTTACACGGGTTACAATTTCTTTAGATGTTTCTTGATTAATACTAATACAAAGAACATTTTTATCTTTATGAAATACCATTAACCACAAACTGTATGCGGCGGTTAATGTACTAATACCCATTTGTCTAGACTTTAATATGATATTAAAATCGTGGTCTACTAAATCAGTTAAAGTTTTTTCTTGAAATGGATATAAATCAAAGTTTACAGTTCCACGAATAGGATGTTGAATTTTAACATACTTTTTCATGAAGTAAATTGGATCTACAAGACATTTCTTATATTCCTCCTTAATTACTTCTTTAAGTGTCTTTGGAGTACTCATTGATTTAATTTATCCAAAACCATTTGTTTGGCTTTCTTTTCTATTTCTGGATTATAATTTAATTTAGTCAATTCTTCGTTTGCTTTTGCAATATTTTCCTCAACATTTTTCAAATCTTCTTTTAAATCAGACAATACTTTTTGTATTTGTGTAGTATCATCCGTCCAGAATTCTTGACTACCATCATCATTAAAAAATTGTAACTTTTCTTCTGGATTCTTTTCCAAATATTCAATACTATCAGTAATATTTTTCTTAAAATCTTTCATTTCTGAAAGCATACTATTATAGATTTTATATCTTTCATAGTCCGCATAAACACCTAATACTTTTAATTTACTATCAAATGAAATAGTACAATCATAACACTTGCCTGTTTTAGGATAAAATCTATCATCTAAATAATTGCCAAATTTCATATCTGCATTACAGATACTACATCTTTGATCAATTTTTATTTGTCCGAGTTTGGATACTTTTCTTTTACTTCCATTTTTCCAAACCCATTTATTTCCTTGACCATCTTCCCATTCTTCACCTTCTTTTCTTTTACTGTTGTTCAAGTTAGGATCATAACCAACTTGAATAAATGGGCGGTTTCCCTCAACATAATCTTTAACTATGTCGAGATTGCTTTTTCCTGTTGCTCTTTTCATAACTTTACTTTTAATCTATCCAATTCCTTTTTGAAATCATTTAAGATTTCAGTTCTTTTGTTTTTATAACGAAAAGTATTACCTTTCACTAATTTAATTAGTTTTTCTAAAGTGTTAATATCATTAAATGTTACATTTTTGCCAAATAAAAATTCAGCAACATCGTCCATATCAGTATAAACAGTTTTTATATTTTGTTTTTCTTGTTTACCTTTTTCATTTGTTATAACATCCGCACTTTGAAGACCTTTTTTCCAATTAAATTGATATCTCTTCATCTTATTTGGATCTTCGGTTGGTTCATAACTATGTGACATAATATTCATTAATAGAATATTTCTTAACGCAGCTTTATATTTTGATTCTGGTGCTCCGGATAAAGCCTTAATCATGAAATTTAAATCACCAATCATCAAATCAATTTGTACATAACCATCTTCATTTGGTATTTCTGTGGATTTTACTGGATTGCCATCTTCATCTACAATAGGAACATTCAAATGCAATTGGTCCAATCCTGTATTTATTTTAAAAGCAGGTGTTGGTACATTTGATGGAGTATTTGATTCTACATGTTGTTTTAATTTTTCATAAAATGACTTTTTATCATAATCATAATTTATACCAAGCAATTCATTCAATTGTTCTGTAGATACTGCAACATCAATATCACCCAATATTGGTTTTGATTTGTTTCCGATTATTTCATATTTTAAAGAATCAAGATTCCATATTTTCAAACCGTTTTTTACGGTAGAATCCAAATACTGTTTTGGCAATTCACTATTTGCAGCTACTGCATTACCACCTTCCGTAATTAAAAATTCTCTCAATATATCGTTTACGATTTTGTTTCCTATATCAGCGTGTTTTTTGATTTTATCAATTGATGCTTGAGTTTCTGGTGTGGTTGCTTTCTTTTCTTTCTTTGAATATTGTTCAATCATTTTTTCGGCATATTTGTCTTTTATAGCTTTAATAAATGATGCATAATCAAATCCTAAATCTGAAAGAATGCCATTCTTATCAAGAGTTCTTGCAAATCCTAGAACTCCTGTAGTCAAATCTTTTAATTTAACATCCTGTGGATTTACACCACTATGTGCAGATAAATTTGGGTCAATAATAGTAATTTTTTTATTAAACAATTCAGCCAAAAAGTCTGCCAAATCTCTTAAAAATGTACGAGGACTGTTTGATATTAATTTATCTACAACATCTTTTCTTAACATTGGAGATACAATCTTACCATCCTTAAATTTAGCTCTTACACCTGTATCACCAATTCTAATATTAAGAACTTCTGCCAATGCAGAGTACATTCCTCCCATTGTAAATCCTTTTATACCTCTTTCTGGAGTAAATCTAGTAGCAAACCAATCTTTATATATTTTTGTAGTATATAATAAATCTAATTGAACCCAAGTGTCTTCTTCAATTTTAATTATAATTTGTTTACCGTCAGATCTCTTTGCACTTTCAATATCAATATAATTTTGACCACTTGTTTCAATAAATTTAATTACATTATTTATATATTCTTTTTTTGTATCGGTGACATCATCTTTTGATTCAATAGGTATAACAACCATTACATCAATATCACCATATGTTATTTCTTTTTTGTCTTGTTGGTCTTGTTTATAATACCCAGCAGAACCTAATATTTGATAATCCTTTATTGGAGCCAACGGTACATTACTTAAAAACATATTCAAATCAGCTAAAAAATCCTTAAATTTTTCAGTTGCTTTTTCAATAGTATCTGGAGACAAAACTGTTTTGGAAGTTAATTCTGGTTTTAACCAACCACCTTCATCAATAGGTTGTTTATGTGCAGCTCTATTTGCTGCGCTGAATTTGGAACGAGAAACATACTTAATATCACCTTCTGGGTGAGAGAATACATAACCTTCGCCTCCTGGTTCATTGCCTATATATGATTTAATTTCAGTATCTTGATTATCGATTTGATTAATAATTTCTTCTTTGACTGACATTATTTCTACAACTACTTTCCATAAAGATTCAAATCCGTCACGATTACTACTAACATAATCAGTAATCTTTTTCTTCATCGCTCCTGTAAGATTACTTTGATCTACCCATTGTATAAAATCATCACCAATATTCACTAATCCAGTATCAACTTTACTGTTCAAATATTTATATAAAATATCTGGAAAATTAGTCATTTTCATACTAGCCAATTTAGAAGGATTAATAAAATCATCTATATTTCTAGCATGTTTATTTATATAAAGTATAATATCTTTTAATCTTTTTTCATTTACATCTGGTGGATTATTTACAGATATAGGTGGTATTACCAATAATTGTTTACCTTGAAATATATTGTAATTTGTAATTGCAGTTTCATTTCCAAAACTATCCACTTCTCTGTGAACTACAACCGCAGCTTTGCTTTGAGCAATTTTTCGTCCCAACTCGGAATTAATATCAACTGCATAAGTTACAATATTTGGTTTGAAAACATATCGTCCATTTTCAATTAATGGCGTATTAAAATATAACAAATCTCCCTTAAAATAACCTCTAAATGTAGATGGAACTGCGGATTCAAATATTGAAAATGCATTTTTCATATTTTGAACGAAAAATCTATATTCGTCTGTTTTAACACTTTTACCTCTATTCAAAAACATTTGTTCCAATTCTTCCGGTGAAGTTGGTCTACCATTATATCCTTTAGCAACAAATCCACTTTTATCTGTCAATACGAATTTACCTTCGTCATTTCTGCCAAATACAACCGCAGGAGAACCATCCCATTTCATTGTAACATTTTTATATCCCCCTTGTTCTAATTCAATAAAACTTTTAATGGAACGAATTGCTCCTTTTGATCCTTCCCAAAAAATTAAATCTTCGGCATGATCTATACGAGTAGCTTCGTTTATCAATATATTAGATACCAAAAATTGTTCTAAGTTATTCAGCTTTATCATATGGTTTTAAAAATGTTTTATCAAATACAGTTATCGCTTTATTATATGAACGAGTTGTTTCATCCAATGTATTATCAGTAAATTGCCAATTCCAAAATAATTCATTTGGTGTTTTGAATCCAAAAAATTGAAGTACTTCTTTTTGTGTTTCAGTTACATCTTTACCGTTCCAATTTTGTCCAGTTGCAATGAAACCAGCATCAATATCTTTTACTATATTTTTCTCTCCCAAATTACTATGTCTATTTTCAATCCAAGTTAATCTTTCAATTAATTTTTGATAATATCCATTTGCTTGTCCCCATCTTATACTAGCAAAAAATAAAACGGTATCACTTTCAAATAATTCTTTACTTATTTTCCATAATTCATCGTTCTTTTCATTTATACTAGCCCAACAACGATGATATCCACTCGGATTCTTTTCTTTATCTTTTAATAATGCTTTTGCAGTTCCACAATGATTGCCACCAAATTCTCTATTGCTACTTACATTACCTTCACATGGAAATATATTTAGTTTGGTAGTGTCTATAAGAGTTACCTTTTCTTTGCCTAATAAATCTTGAATTTTAGTAGCTAGTTGATTGCTTTTAGGTACATCTTCTTTGTGTTGTGACCATCTATTACTGGTAGTCAATAATAGTACTTTATTCTTATTTCTTAAATAATCAATGGTTTTCTTATACTTTTTCGCATAAAAATCCATATCTTGTTCACTAGAAGGCATTTGTGCTTCTAATAATAAGTCAGTTAGCTTAATCATCGTACAATATAAATAGATTTAACAAAGAAAAAACCCCACTTATTTCTAAGTGGGGTTCGTTGTTTAGCGTTGTTTAACCATTAGGGAAGGTTGCGCCTGTTGGTAGAATGTTGAAGTCAAGTACGATGAATTCAGCAGTCTTTGTTGGTTGTAGATAGATTTGTCCGTATAGGATATTTCTATCAACCAAGTCAGGAGTATTGTTTGTATCATCCATTACAACTTGGAAAGCGTACAATCCACTGCGTTGTTGTACTGATTCCAAATATGGATTTACGATACTCAAGAAACGATTTCTTGTAGCAGCTACATTTTGTTCGAATACCAAGAACTTACTGCTACTTGCAATAAACTTCTTAAGTGCGATTAACAATCTGCGAACATTTACTCTGTCAAGAGCACTTGGTTGAATTTGAAGTGTCTTTTGACCCCATACACAGATACCTTGACCAGGGAATGCTGCGATTGGATTTACACGACCTTCATACAATGTATCTCTTTCACCGTGAGTTGTTCTGTCTAGAACTTGAACTGCTTGTGCGATTCCACCACGGTTTAAACCGGCTGGTGCGAACCATTCAGCAGCAGCATTGTCATTAGCAGCATAAACTGCTGGCATTACTACTGAAGGAGGTACACTTACAATCTTGTTCAAGTTAGTGTCTAGAATCTTAACCCAAGGATAATATGTAGAAACATAACTACTATCAATTGTAGATACATCGTTTACTGCGGCATCAATCAATCCTACTGTTTGATTGCTTGATGGGAACACAATGTTATCCATGATGTAGAATGTATCACCACGGGCTTCACACATATCTGTTACCAAGTCAGTAACATAACTGTGTTGTTCGTGGAAAATACCTGGTGTTACGATCAAGTTGATGTCAAATTCATCGGCATTTCCAAGAGCACCTACACATTGTTTGTAAGCGATTGAACCTGCACTATTGATATTTGTACAATTCAAACCTTGAGTATTACCTGCGATAATGTCACTTCCAACATTAATTGGAATTGCTGGTGATTGACCATCAAATCCGCCTTGGAATCCAACTACGAATTTACGCATCTTAACATATGTAGCTTCGTTAGTTGCATCATATGTTGAAGGAATGCTTCCGCTCAATGAAGCAGCGAGTAGTGAACCTGTACCAACATTAGAACTTGTTGATTCCAAGTCAAATGCGATATTATATCCTACAGTAGCACCAAATGGTAGAGGAGCAAAATATTGTTCTGTATCAACCTTTACACCTGCGTTTGCAGAACTGGTTGGATATAGAGAAGTCAATTCACTATCTGCACCAAGTGGAATGTCACTCATTACAGTACCAGACGCATATTTACCTGGAGCCATTCCGTAAATACTTGCTTTGCTATATTGTACTACTGGAACATAATCTCCAATTGTACCTCCAAGTGGAGTAACATAAGCTTCATTGCCATAAGGAACAGCAGATACTGGATATGGTATAGTAGCCATTTCAATTCTTACATACTTACTCAAATTTGTATAAGTACCAAATTCAATGATCTTACCGGCATAAGTAATAAAATTGTATCTATCACCGATTCTACGAGCAACAAAGTTTGAAGAATTTGGATCTAGACTCAAGTTTTGGAAGATTTCCAAATACTTTGGCTTCTTATCAGTATCACTATAAGATCTTACTGCAAGTGTGAATGAACCCCAATCACTTCCTGCAACAGTACCAGACAATTTAACATTGCTGATTTCAATCTTATATTGTTTATTTGTATTTGTGCCATCACTCAAAGTGTGTACTTTAAACAATTGATATTTTGTTACAGAACCTGGATTTGCATTACCACTCCAAGGAGCAATTCCTTGTGAAAGAATCCAAGGTGTTGCTGCACTTGTTAGACCATATTGGGAATCACCGGCATTCAAGTTTGTTGAATATTGATCAGTAAACTTTAATACTTCACCAGTTGCGAATGAACTGGATGGTAGATATGCACCATATACTTTCCATCCACCAGTGTTTAATTCATCATTTACTTTTTGGATTGAATCTTCGAATGTCTTATACAAATAAGCTGCTTCAATCTTAGCACCAGAAACTTGGTCGTCTTGATTACCAACCGTTGCATCATTTCCAAATACATTTGTAATATAATTTGAATCTGCTGGATTTAATGAAAAATCATAATATCCGATTAAAGAAGTATCTTGCGCCAATATTAATTGGAAATCACTCAATGATGTTGGATTACCTGTAACAGACCCACTATAATTTCCAGAAGATGGTATTTTTTGAGTCAATGATGAACCACTAAAACCAGGAGCATTGAAACTGCTATCCAATGTACCATATTGAGTATTTGCTAATACTGCTAATACTCTTGGTTTAACTGCTACTGCAGTTGGATTACATGGATCAGCTGGAGCAGTCCAAGTAGGTGTAAATGTTCCTGTAATTTTACCAAATGAACCACTGATTACACCTTTAAGATAAACTTGTGTTCCACATCCAGTTGAAGATCTTAGAGCAAAAATACTACCACTTACCAGTGTAATATTAGTACCAACCAAATTTCCGTCAGAATTTGTGATTGTTACACTATTTGCTAGTGATGCACTAAAATTTGAAATGGTTGAAGTAGATTCTGCAATTGATTGTAATAATTTTTCATCATTGGTATATGCACCATTTCCTTGATAAGAAGAGGTTACATGTGATGTAGCAAATGATACGGAACCTATAGTAAAACTGTAAGTTTGACCACTATTATATAAACTTCCACTTGTAGAGTTTATATTTAAATCAGTAGCATCTCCAGCAACAGAGTTAAATTTTGCGGTAAATGTTGCACCAGATATAAATGACAATGTTCCGTTGTCAGGACCACTTCCTGAAGCATAGGTAAATGTACTTGAAATATTATCACTGTCATATAGTACATATGATGAACCACTGTTTAAAGCACCAGCAGAACCGCTTCTGGCCCATGTACCTGGTTGTGCCCAGATTACGAATGGATTAATTTGTCTATATCCAGTTAATGCACCTACACGACAAACAGTAACGAATCCTTTTTCATTTAAGTATTCTTTTGCAGTGTATGGACCATAATAAACACCATCAGCAACACCGAACTTTTCTTCAAGATCGGCAGTGTTAGTGATTAATGTTGGTGCGAATCCAGGACCTTTTGGAAACGGAGCAAGTACTACTGCTCCGATATCAGCAACACCTTGTGCTACTCCGCTTAGGTCGTTTTCTCTTGTAAATACTCCTGGACTGACTATACGGTCAACAGGACTAAATTTTCCTCCTTCAGTTATTGGCATATGTTAAATTCCTTTCAAATGTAGAAATTTTGATAAAAAAATCTAAATATAAATATTCCCAAAAAATTCAAGATGTTAATATTTATAAACAATTTTAAAATTATTGGTATAAAGGAAAAAATCTTCGTCCAGCACCTTCAACATATACGGGCGCCCATCCCCAAAATGTTTTACTTCCAATACCACTTAAGTCTTGACTTGTACCGCCTCCATTAATTGTAAATATATAAGCATTTGGATCAGTCAATCCACCACCACCAATACTATAATCACCTTCTCCAATTAAATAAAGATTTGGTATAATTGTTTTATTTTCTAATCCTGGCGTCTTTAAATCGGATACAAATGCACTATATTTCTTCTCGGGATACAAAGAAGATGTATTATTATAATAAATAAAGGATAAAACCATTTCTTGAGATGGTGCAAGTGTAATTGAACCTGATTCTTCAATTGACCCACTTCCTGGACCGTCAAAACCGGCTACACCACTCCATTCTATTTGTTGATATGGATAAAAATTAATTGTGTTACTTGTACTTCCAGAAGAGACTAATCTAATACTAAATGAGCCTGATTCTACTGATGAACTAATATGTACATTTAAATTATTGAGTGTATGTAAATGCCAAAAAGAATAATCAGTTGAACAGGTAATTGACGATGTAGATCCACTAAAATATGAAGATGTAAAAGAAAATTCACCTTGACCTGCTGGACCTGTTGGTGCAGGTATCCAATAAGTATCATAATCATTTGAACTGCTCTTTGCTAAAATATAAGATGATGTTCCTCCCGCAGGTATTCCATTATTAGCATAACTAGCACTAGTAGCAAAAGAACTGCTTAATGAATAACTAGATGTATTAGAATAACTGGATGAAACTGTATAACTTGCAGTAATTGCTCTTGATGCACTAATTGCCCAAGAAGCAGTACCATATAAACTAGAGGTAATATTATATGAATATATCGATCCTGTAACCGTCAAAGATCCTGTAATTTCTGCACTTCCAGTAAATGGAAATCCACTTCCTGTTCCACCAGCACTCGCACTAATAGTTACTATCGGACCAGATCCACTTATTATAGTTACTCCTGGTCCACCAATTATAGAAGTAATATTACCGCCACCACTTCCAGATATAATACTTCCAGAAGCAACCGCACTAGAAGTCATTACACAAATTTTCCCGGAACCAGAATCCCAAGTTAGAAAATAATTAAAAGGAACAGGACTATTAGATATACAATCTGGACTAATCCAAGTAATACTTGAAGTAACAATTAAATTATCAGTTGAAATCGTCGTACTGCTTCCAATATCTGGAGGCGAACTACTGCCAGACGGATCAAAAACTTGAACGGTTCTTAAATTAGTATAAGAAAGATTTGAGTTTACATCATACAGTTCAGATTTTATTTCAAATACTTCATTAGCTACATTTATTGGGAATGGAACTTTTACATAATATGCATTTCCAGTATATCCATACAATTCAGAAACTTTTATTGACAAGTCAGATACAATTATTTGTTTGACATTTTCAGGATAAACAACTAAAGTACCATAAAGATCTTCCGGAAATTTAAATTCAAAATTTTGTTTTTGATCAAAATATTTTCCGGTTGTACTTCCACTATAAACAAATTCAGCAATTAATACACCACGATTTGAATCATATCCTAGATTTTTACTTACACTTGGTAATGAACTAGTAATATAAAACTTTAATTTAGAAATTGCAGAAGAATCTTTTTCTACTACAGATGTTCTGAATGATAAAACATAATCTGTATCTTTATAAAAACCCAAAAAGTTACTGTCAAAATTTGATCCTGATTGTTCTGATTGTTGATTTGCGTCATAAGGCAAATAAGAAACATTTCTGTTTGTAAATGATGTATTTGCTTTTACAATTGCATATGTACCATTTAGATTACTACCGGATATTTTTAATCCATCAACGAATGTTTGATTGTCATATTTAAGATTCAAATCATTTGAACTTGTAAACCAAAAATTATTTATATGAAACTGGCTAAAAAATACACCTAATCTTTCAAATGCTTTATTTGGTGTAACAGGATCTTTTAATATTTCAGTATCACCGAATGTTTCATCAATTACAGATTCAAAATCACCAAGAGTTCTTAAACTTTTTCTATAAACTTTATGTTTTGCAGGTTTACCTGTAAAAGTATTAATATTTTTATAAATTATATTCGCATAAGAAAACTTCTTATATTGTTTTGCACCACTTAATCCCAAAGATTCTTGCAAATAAGACGAAGATAAAAATAAATTGGAATTATAAGTAATATCATTATAAACAATTTTATAATTACCACTTGTAATCGTAGCAACTTTATTATTATAAGTAAATGGCGTATCTAAAATTAATGTAGTAGTATTTAATACATCTTTAATTAAAAATGACGATGTAGTATTGACACTGATTTCGTTTAAACTCGCATAATCTCTAATTTTATTGACATACAATTGTACTTGGAAATTTTTTAAACTTGAACTAAAATTTGCAGAATTATCAATAATTCTATAATCTACAAGATTTTTTCTATATCCAAATTTTTGAATGTCAAAATCTGCTTTAGGTTGGACTGCAGTTGATAGAAAACTGCCTGTAACTGTTTTTGGATTGTTTTCTACGGATGATGATACTGCATAAGATAATATTGGTTCAACTTCAATTAATGGTTGATTATAGAATCTAATTTTTGAATCGGTAACTTTATTAACATTTATATTTATATTTGCTGTCCATCTTACCGTTTTATTATCTGTGGTTGTAGATACTAAAATTATCTTTCCAGAACCAATTGAATTTTGTTCATAGACATAGATTGATAGTACAATAATTCTTTTGTTTGTTAATTGATCAACACTAATAGCTTTTTCTATAAAAAGAGGTACACCATTACCATCAAATGCTTCGGTAAGTATTTCTGCGCCAATTTTAAGTTTATCACTTCCATTGATTACTAGCGCATTTTTCCCTACAAAGAATTCAGGTGAAAACTCTGTAAGGTTAAAATATTCGGATAAGTATGTCTTATCTTCTATATTAACAGTTTGACTTGATAAACCTAAAATTTGACCTGTCTTTATGCTGGGCATATATACTATAAATATATATACCCATTAATTATACATAATTAACTTTAGAGAATCCATTTTCTTTCTTAATTTCAAGTCTATTGTCAACCATATCTCTCATACTATCCAAATGACTGATAATCCATACAAAATCAAAATTTGTCTTTAAGAAAGCAAATAAAGCACCCATAGACGATAAATTATCAGCATCTGCACATCCAAACCCTTCATCTATAGCTATAAAATTGGGTCTTGGTAAATTACTAATGTTAATTAACGCTACTCTCATAGCCAATGAACTAACAAATCTTTCCATACCACTAGCCAATTCTAGTGGCCAGCGTTTATCCTCATAATTAATATGTGTAGTTACATTTTTACCATCAGTCTGTAAGATTACCGTAAATTCAACTATCTGGTTTAATATGTTATTAACTTCCTTTTCAATTGTTGGAAGAGCCTGACTAATCAATTCATATGGAATACCATCTCTAGAGATAGCATTTGTATATAATTGATATGCTTCATATTCAACTTCAAGTACCTTTACATCTTCAATTGACTTTTGAATTGTTTTTCTTTGTTCTTCTAATCCAGAAATCTTGGTATTATAACTAATAATGTTATTGTTCACATTCTTAATTTCAAAATCAATTGTTTTGATATTAGACTTAATTACATCAATTGTTTCTTTAATTGTCTTATTGAATTCAATCGCATCCTTGTTATTATAATATTCTTCAATCTGATTTTCAATATTAATAAGACTGTTCTGATCAGAACTAATCTTATTTGATATTTTTAAAATTTCATTATTTAATTTATTAATCTTGGATTGTGTTTCAACATGCAATTTATGCGTGTCATTATACTTTTTCCAATCATCTTTTATATAAGACAATTCATTTACTTTATTTTTAAGATTTGTATATTCCCCAACAAGATTTTGAGCTTCAACTTTGTCCGATTCAAGTTCTTCTCTTGTTTTAATTGCATCTTTAACGAATACATTGGTTGTACAAAAAGTACAATTTGGATCATACTTATGTTCTTCCAATTTCTTTAGTTTCTGTAATTTGGATGTAACAACAATCTTTTTCTTTTCAATACCTTGTTCTTTTTGACTCAATGAACTTTCTAATTCCTTAAGTGAATCATACTTAGTTGTAATATCTTCAATATCATAATTCTTTATGATTTCATCGTATTCCTTAAATGTAGATTCAATAGATGATAATTGATTTTTATAAGAATCTAAACTAGATGACTGTGTTGATATAGAATTACTCAATAAAACTTTCTTTGATTCAAGAGATACAATATCAACAATGTTACCATTAACATTGATAATTTTCTTTGTTTCTTCCAAAAGTCTTTCATTTTCAGACTCTCTTTTATCTGTTAGTTTTTCTAAATTAACATTTTCATTTCTTAGCGAACCAGAAAAGTTCTCAATGTCAGAATTTAAATTCAATAACTTTTGAGTGTAATCAGTATTCTTAAAGTTCTTCAATAATGAATTGATTTCTTTGGTTTTATCAGACGCATCATTATATAAACTATCAAATACGGTAAGTCCCATAAATTGAGCCAACAAATCTTTTCTTTCTGTTTGACCCATATCTACAAACGAACCCACTTTATTATTTTGAATGCTCAAAACAGTTAAAATAAAGTCATCATAAGTACCAACATAATCACGAATGATGTCATTAGTACTTCTACGAGCTTCTCCATTAAGTTCAACTACTTTACCACCCTCTTCTTTCCAGAACTTAACATCTACTTTAACATTACCTTTCTTATCTGCATTACCTTTTCTTTCAATAAAGAAATCTACACTGTTAACTTCAAAGTTAAATTTGCAACGGAATGACATCTTTTGTGTATTAAGAATATGAGATGCCTTAAATGCTCTATCACATTTATCAAAAATACAAAAAGATAAAGCAGACAATATACTTGATTTACCAGATGCGTTATTAGCAAATAGTCCAACTACATTATGCATTTTGGTAAAGTCAATGACATTTTCTTCACCGTAACTAAACATATTATCAAATTCAAACTTCTTTGGTTTCCATCTGATATTTCTTACGACGGATTCTTTTTCCAAAGTTGCATTTAAATCCTTATTGATTTTATAAATCTTATCAAGTGTATCTTTTGAAGGATTAAAATTCTTATTGTTAAGATATTCTGTAATTAACTTATTTTGATAATCAACATCTGATACATCACTCAAATTAAAATTAGTATTATCAATGATATTGCTAGATGATGAATTTGGTGAATCTACACGAACATAAGCCACTTCTGTGACATCAGATTTTTCTCTGATTGTTGATAATACAGATTTAACTTCAGTCGCAACACTTTCAAAACATTTCAATCTTAATCTTGCCTTTTTAGGCATATCAGAAATGTCAGTAAGCAATTTTCCTTTGCTTATTTCAGCTGTATAAAAACCATAATCATTTGGAATTTCAAAGTGTTTGAATACTTTGGTCTTTAAATCCCAGAATACAAATCCATGTCCTTTTAGTTCTTCTCCATGGTTCTGTTGAATCAATGAACCTACATAGACAATGATTGGATCGGATTGATTTAAAACTTGATGTCTATGAATATCACCCAACAATACAATATCATGACCATCAAAAATTTCATTTGTAATGGTTCTACTTGCAACTTTATATCCTACATCAGTAATTGCATTGTTTACTGGACCATGAAATAAAGCAATTTTGTAACGAGTTTCATTTAGATAAATCTTTGGAATATCCTTGAACTTGATATACTTATCTGGTTCATCAAATACGCTATAATGATTAAATAAAATATCTCCAAGAATATAAAGACCTGAATCTTTTAGATAAAATAGATTTGTATGATTGATTGCATCAACAATAGGACTTAGACTGTCCAATCTATTTTTATTAGCCAAAGTAGCATCATGATTACCAGCGATTAATACGGTTGGTCTTCTGTCAGCAAGATTTTGTAGAAACTCAGTAGTGATCTTTACACATTCCGGTGAAAGATCGCTCTTAGAATGTAAAACATCTCCTAAAACAGCAACTACAGTTTCTGCGGGTGTCCTTTCTACTGCTTTATACAATCTTTCAAATACTTGATTGTATTCATCGTGTCTTTTTGTAAGACGCAAATGAATATCAGCAATATGAAACACATTCTTGAACTCTTTTATATCTGATTTAAGATATTTTACCATATTATATTCTTAGTTTTAACTTAAACAACTTTTCGAAATCCATAGTATCACAACTATCTATCATTTGCCAAGTTTTTTCAAAACCTATTACACTTGGATCTTTACCATCTAACATTACTAGTTTTGTTGGAATACTATTTTTAATTAGAAATTCACATATTTTGATGGAATCTTTTATCGCATCATTGTCTAATAAAATATGTACCATCGGAACATCGTTTTCTAATAATTTTAATTTTAACTGTTTGCTCATTGTCTTTCCAAACAATGGTATGCAATTATTTTTAACTGCAATTGCATCAAATGGACCTTCAACCAAAGTAATCGGTTGTTCAAAGTTAATAAACAATTCAAACCCAATTATATTCTTTGATGCTGAACAACTAACATATTTTAATCCTTTGGTTTCAAAAAAACTTCTAGCAGTGTAAAAATTTAATATACCATTACAGTCGTATGATGGTATTACCACTCTGTTTTTCAAATCACCTTCAGTACAATACCCAATATTATATCTTACTATATCATTTTTGGTAATATTTCTGGATTTAAGATATTTTACTGCATGTTTATATTCCAATTCGTTTATTGGTTCACTTATAGGTTTAAATTCTTTGGGTAATCTTACCAATTTTTGTTCTTCTGGTTCATCTTCAAATGAAATAACAAAATCGGTAATCGGCTTTTTAGAAAATGATTTCTGACTTAATCCGATACATGTGTAATATTCACCTGGTGCATTTAGTTTCTTAAATAAAGTCTTGAAACTTGTTCCACTGAATCCGCATACCCAACAATTATATTTGCCTGTATGTAAATTGATCTCTAGTTTTCTTTTATAATGTTTACAAGAAGGACAATGATAAACTGCATCAGTTCCCTTACGAATCTTGGGAGTCTGATTCAGCAATTTATTTAAAACAGATATTATTGTTTCTTGATATAACAACATCAATGATACTTTACAGTAAAACTTTTATTCTATCAACTTTTTATTTGGATCGTTTTTAACCCAGAGTTTTTTATCCAATGCAACTGCAATCTTCATCAATTTGATCGGATCAATTGGTGTCTCTTTAACAACATCTTCGGATTTTTTATCCTTACTAGAAGATTTATCGTTACTTTCTTCGGATTTCTCACTTTTATTATCTTCAGAAATATCTTCAGTTTCTGGTGTAGGAGGTGTCTGTGGAATATCTGGATACATAACATTTTCTTGGGTATATGTTTGTGGTTTTGGTATATAACCAATCGCATGTCTAGAAATTATTCCTTGTATTAAATATCTTTTGTAGTCATTGTACATGTCTCTATAATATTCAAACGCACTTGTAATATTGTCATATTCTATTTGAGTAAGATGAATGCAGACACACTTGTTTTTTTCTTTCCATTTGAACCCAGGAACATCCAATATCATACATGATACATTAATTAATAATTCTCTTTCATTTGAATCATTTATTATAATGTAATAATTTTTTCTTTCTTCTGATATAGATATTTCATTCTCAGATATATTATATTTTTCACATATCTTTTCTAATTTTTCTTTAGCCGCATTTTTTTCGCCACCTTTACCCTTTTCGGCTAATGCTTTTATCTTTTTTGCTAACTCTATTATTTTGTTGCGGTTCATCTTTATACAATGCACAAACTATGCCATCATACATATCACCGTTTCGTTCATCCCAGTTACCCTTTTTGTTAAGAACTGTAAATTTTACGACATCTGGACATAGTGATTCTAATTCAGCTTTAACAAAGTCTTTGGATTTGATACCTTTAATCCTACATTTACCAAATAACTGTTTACGCATGGTATTTACGGACAACAAATTAACCTTGACTTTAAAGTGTTCTTCAATAATATAAGCAAAAACAGCATTATGTCTTGCTAGTGTGATGATAACTTGTTGACTGGTAAACCCACCAGCAAATCCACTCAAAGCAGCTTCCAAGTTAATGACAGTAATATCTTTAATTAGTGGATTTTTTTCTAATTCTGATATAACAAAAAAAGTTTTTTCTTTTGTCGTTTCAAATTTCTTAGTATCAATATAACCGGCATCTAAGACTTTTCCGTCTTTACTAAATGCCCAACCTGTAACTGATGTAGATGAATCTAGACCTAATATAACCATTTAAAATACATATCAACCTTTTTTATTAGGTGCGTAATTTTTATTAGTAAAATTTTCTATGTACTTAGATTTACCTTTTTTAATTCCTGCAATTCCAATACCTGGTGGTATTCCACCGAAGCCTGGTGGAGTCCAATCTTTTTCTAATTTTCCAAAAATATCAGGAGTAGGTTTTTTAGCATCAAATGCGCCACCAACTTTTTGAGTATTATATCTTTCTACTAAACCTTTAGTTAAAGATTCTCTATTAATTGGTGCTGGCATAACTTATTTATATTTTCTTGTATCAAGTCCTTTAACATAACTTGATAATTCTTTAGATGTACTATTTCTTCTATCTGGAACATCTGCTAAATTTGACAATCCAATTGGTTGTTTTACTCTAAAACCGCCTTTATCAATAGTAAATTGTTGACCTTTTGCAGAAGGATTTGGACCAGTTGTTATAGAATCTGGTTTGGTATTAATGTCCTTAGCATTAAATGCACCTCCTGAACTTTGAGTTTTATATCTTTCTTCTAGACCCTTGTTTAAAGATTCTCTATTTACTGGTGTTGGCATATATTATACTTTCTTTTTATAAATATGTTTAAATATCCCATTTTACCAAAATATTTAATGGTAATTCACCGGTATTTTTAATTGGCATACCCAATTTAGCAACCGCAACTAAATCTGCACCACTATAAAGTCCTACAGTTGTTATATATGGAGCTAAATACGAACCAGTTGGGTCAATTGATGAACTATAATTGAATCCGAAAAATTCTTCTTTTATTGATTTACCACCAAATTTCCCAGACTTTTCTTCAATATAACTTACTATCTGTTGTACTGTTTTTCTGGTAGACTTTGGTTCTACATATTTAAATAATTCGGTTTGATTTAAATTATTATTAAAATACTTCCAAAGTATGTACATGTCGTTCAAATTAACTTTATTATTACCATCAATATCAAAATTATTATAATTTGAAATTAAATTTGAATTATATTCACTAGTATAACTTGATGAAATATTATAATTTACCGAATATAAGTCAAATAATGATTGTTCTTCGTTTGTGAATGTCATATAATTCCACCAATTATATGAATTATTAATTTGATAATTGATATACTTCAAAATCAAATCCAAATCGGTAAAATCAAATACTTTATTATTATCAATATCAAAATCAAATGTATTTGGAATTAATGATGTAGGATTTGTACTGTAGTTGAATTCTCCAGGTTCAATTCTACAAAAAACTTGTTTTTCATATATTTTGATATTACTATTGTATTCAATATTATACTTAGATTCTAGAGGATTAGAACGATTTTTTAATAAATTATCAAAAATAGATCCACTATTTGATAAAATAATCTTACCGTCTCTATAAAACACATTTCCGATATGATAGTTAGTAACAATATCATTAAAATTATAAATGTATGAATAACCGTTAATGGTGTCATATACAGAAGATGTTATTTCATTTGGATTTACCAAGAATAATGGAGAACCAATAGACACTATATTATCTGTAATTGCTGAACTATATCCAAATGTTGTATATGGGTAACCATATTGTTTCTTTTTAGTTATTACGGACTTAATTTCCCATAGTGATGTAGATAGTGATGAAGTATAGTAAACAAATTGACCTAATGTATCAATTACACTATCATTTGGATTACAATCAAATCTTTTATTAATTGTATTTTTAATATAACTAGAACTAAATTGACTAATATCTTTTATACTAGTAGCAATCGCATTGCCATTATAAATGTCAACTGAATATCCTAAATTATTTGATTCCAGAATATTTTCATTTCCAAATGATTTTTCCAACAAATACCAATCGGTTTCATCCGAACATTTTTTCCAAAAATAAACTGCTCCTCTATTTCTTAAAACAGTAGATCCACTCCATTCATAATAATACATGTCATTTGGTGAACCTATTATGATTGTATCACCGTATATAGCTACTGAATTGCCATAATTACTGCCGCTTGGTTGACTGCCTGGAAAATATGGTTTTGTATCTATAAAATTCAATGATCCGGTAATAGTTCTATCTTGATCTAAGATATCATTTTGTTCCCATTGATTTGTAGTCGTATTTAATTCATATACATAAACCGCACTACCAGTAGATTTGTTACCAACAACTATTCTATTTGATCCACTTGGATCGATTTTAACTACACTTCCATAATAATAATCCGCAGGTAATCCACCGGGAGATAGTGTTTGATAATGACTCCATACACCAAGAGATTGAGTGTATATATAAGCACAATTATTTTTACTTGATCCAATTACTAATTTATTTTCATAAATTGAAACGGATTCACCAAATGTAGAATATTCTAAATTATCAAAAGAATTTGTAATACTATATTTTGGATAATAGATCGTTCCAGAAACATAACTGCTTGAATAATCGGATAAATCGTATATATCAACACAAGAACCGGTATAAACAATAGATCCTGTAATTAATGAAAATCTATAATATGGATTTCCGATTACTACTACAGATCCAGATACATCTACTGATACACCATATGAATCATCATAAATAATAGGATTCCATCCTCCTAAATCTATTTCTATGTTTAATCCTAAAACAGGAACAGACGATGTATCTGCATTAATATATGTTGTATCTAAACTACTAGTATCAGCGGATAAATAACCAGGAAAATCATCAGGATTTATGTATTTATAAAAAATAAAATTGGGATTGTATAAATCTGTAGTTTTTGAATATTTGAAAATTTCTACAGACCCTTTATTATTTAATACAAACGATCCAGATAAAAAAGATGTTGGATTTCCAACTGCAACATAATCACCATCCGCAGCAATTGAATATCCTGTTTTTAATTTATAAATTGGATCAATCATATATCAGTGAATTCTATTTCTTGATAAGTAGAAAAATAACTTCCACTAAGTATTAAATTTTCATTTCCATCATCTACAATTATGTAATTAGCATCATCTTGATCGTCAATTATTGTTACACTATAAGGTGAAATCTTTTCCCCAAACTTAATTCTGGGAATTGTAAATACATCCATTACATCCGTTAAAAGTCTATATGTAATGTTTAAATT